GCATTTTATAAACTAACACCATGTTTTAGAGTACAAATAAACGCAACACAATTTCATCAAGGTCAATTAATATGTTCATTCGATCCATTTAGCATTTCTGATAGAATTCCAACTCCAACAACTTTACAACCATTATTTGATTTATTTTATGCAACAGGATTACCCAATGTCAAAATAATGGCTTCTGAATCAGATGCAGTAGAATTATGTGTTCCATTTATCCATCCAAGATCATTTTTAACAACAAATTCACCAACAACATTCAACAATTTAGGAGCTTTTCGAATAACAGTTTTAAATCCATTAATAGTAGCAGACGGAACTAGTCCTAGCGTATCCGTTACCATCTGGGTATACGCAAAAGACGCTCAAGTTCACGTGCCTATTTATGATCACACTCCTATTTTAGATGATTCAACTCCACCACCAAATGAAAGAATCGTCGTAGCAACATCTAAAATTTTTGATTCAATTTCATCACCATTTTCATCATTAACATCTCAGTTATCTAGTTTAGTTTCACCCATCATCTCATCTGTAAATAAAGGAGCTAAACAAGCTCACACTATGTATGGTAATATTATTTCAGGTAATGTCGGTCAAGCATTAAGAACTGGTCAAGGTTTAATAGATACACTTGGCGATCTGTTTGGCTTCGATTATCCAGCAAGAACAATTCAACCACCAAAAACCATCTCAGCAGTAGAAAATTTAGCAGTAAGTATTGGTCAATCTCAATCTCAACGAATGGCATTAGATCCATTTTCTTTACATCATCTTCCTGACGAAATAGCCGGAGAATCAATTGATTCTATGAATTTAATGCGAATAGCGAAGATGCCGATGTTATTATCTCAGTTTGCTTTTTCAGGAAGTAGTCCAATAGATAGTTTATTATTTTCAACACCAGTAACACCAACAGTTAGCGCAATTAAAAATGGTTTCTTTAGAAGAACTTATTTATCAGCAGTAGCAAATGCCTTCACTTATTGGAGTGGTGGTATCAATTTTGATATCGAAGTAATAGCCACTCGATTCCACTCAGGTAAATTATTATTTGCATTTGTTCCAAACGATGTAGCAATTCCAACTTATACTCAAGCAGCAACATCATTACCTAATATTATCATAGATATTCAACAAACCTCATCTACTCGTTTTAAAATTCCTTATGTTTCATCCACATCACTTAAAAATTGTCAACGTCAATTAACTTTTTCAGAAACAGGTTTTACAGATTTAGCATATGAAGATTCAACAATAGGTACATTAGTATGTTATGTACAAAACACATTAGCTTATGCCTCAAACGTTTCACCACAAGTAGAAATTAATATGTATATATCAGCAGGTGACGATTTTAGTTTATATGTTCCATGCAAACCTTTATTAGATAAAACTTTTACACCAACATCGGAACGTACAGTAGTAGCAACATCAAATCAAATAGGTATAGATACAAACAAAAATAATGACGTTCAAACAAATTCAGTATTAGCAAAAGGTTCTGGCCAAAGTATTCCTCGTTCACACTTTGGAGAGAATTATTCATTAATAGATATAATTAGAAGATTTAATTTTTATAATAGTTTTAATATAGATTTAACAACTCCGGAGCAAATTCCAGTTACTCCTGATTATCTTTTTCTTTCAGCAAATACAACAATTTTAGATAATTATCCAATGATTTCTTATTTTTCTTCATTATATTAATGTTTTAGTGGTACTATTAGATATAAAATTATTCCCTCATCTAATCGTACAGATAGATTATCACTTTTAGTTAGTCATTTACCATCACTTTCTTTAATTAACAATTTCTTCGAACCTGAAGCAGCGTTACCATCTCCTTATCAAGGTATTGCAACTTTATTAACGCAAACTCAACAAGATGCAGCAATTGAGTTCGAAGTTCCTTATTATAGTAAATTTAATATGTTAGTTATGTATCAACCAGATGCAGATTATGCTTTTAACGGTCTGGTTTCAATTTCAACTAAAGGTACATTATCAGATTCTTTAACTACATTGCCTTTAGATCTTTATATAGCAGCCGGTGAAGATTTCCGTTTTATTTATCTTCGCCCCTTAGGAGCTGATTCAACTAATATAGCTTATTCAGTAACAACTCTTTAAAAATATCTAGACGAAACGTAATTAATGCGACAAACATTAGTTAAAACGTTGAAATTCTTTCCTTTGTCACTCGTCATTGAACCCCTTAATTCTTTGTTATTACTTTTAAATCATCATTTCACCCCTCTAAATTTTCAGGTTGAACGCGTTTAGGTAAGTCTGGACAACCGATTATGTGAGACGTAACTGCCCTCATGTAATTTGTGCTTGTCTTCGGCCCCTATCCTGCAACTACCTTTATCTTATTATCAAAGTCTTTAGTCAATTCCTGTGTACACCTCCAAAGGGTGCCTTAGTGCAGACGAGATCTGTTTACGTTCGAGAACAACCATGTACTTGGGATTTTCCGCCTGATAACGTAACAAGAGATCGCTAAAGATAGAGAAATAAGGTATAAATGAGATAGTAATAATATATGAAATTAAGCTTAGTAAATGGATACCGCGAGATGCCTATATCTATAAATAGGAGAAGCTTAGTGGAAAACGGCTTATAATAGTTTTCTGACACCTCGATAGAATTGGTGTTAAAATAATTCTATACACTTTTGGGATATAGTGTTAAAACAATCCTCTCATTCCACACTGAAAGTGGAATTCAAATACTTTCAGACACTGTTTTTATAATTTCGTGTAAAACAAAAATTATAACACTTTGTGAAGTAGTGTTAAAATAATTCTCAAAAACCCAATGACAAAATGTATAACTTTTTAATTTCGCGTAGCAGTTCTTTCACCTCATCATCATCATCCTCATATGATTCAAATGACAATTGTTCATCTTCTGATGGACAAGGTTCTTGTTTATTCAAATCGGTTTTTAAATTTTCTAATCCAGGATTGATATATGGTACATATTTCAGAGAAACTACTTTCGATCCCGATCGTAGATTTGACGAATTGTATCCTGATGCAATCACTGTTTGGAAAGTGAGTAAATGTAAATATGATCATGCATACTTACCTGAAACAAGTGAATTGTTGAACAAGCAATGTTATGTTCCAATTCTAGAGTGTGCAAGAGATAAAGTCGAAGCATTTGATAGTTATTTAGTAGACATGTACCATCGTAATGATGGATATGACGAAGTTGACCATACAGTGCCTGGATTTCATCACTTAGATGATTTCATTATAGACGATTGTCAAGAGATGTTTACTATGTATCCATATTACTTTAGTAGACAACCTTTGATTGAAAGTTTATTGAATGGAAATTCACTGTCACCTTTCACTTGTACTCACACACGCCCTCTCGGAGAACGCACCGTTGTACCAACTAGCCTTACTAAAGGTGTAGGAGCTGGTCTATATTCTGCTTATAATTTTATTACATTTAATAATACTCAAGTAGATATAGACAAAATGCTCATACGTTGGTCTCTCGAATTAACTCAATTGGTAACAAATTTTTCTGTAACAAATTTGATTTTTACATTTCTTAAGGTTTTAAACGAATGGTTTGATATAAGAGACGTAGCGGATAAAACCCTACAATTATTTAATAAAATATACTCTTATTTGAATGGATCACCGACACAATCGACATCAGGTAATAGTGTGGTCGCCACCAGTTTGGTAACAAGCTTGAACGCACTATCATCCATTCAAGGTTCAGCCGTCGCAATAGCCTCAGCTTTTGGTAGTATTGTTATTGTATTTGCTACGTTAATAACGGGAAGAGATTTATCATCAATTTTCGATTTTAACTTTACACAAGTAGCAAATTCATTAGCTAATATGTCCAAAATCAAAAGTGGTTTAGCCGCCACTAAAGAAATGTTATTGAAATTTAATTCATTTTTGTATGAAACAATTTTTGATTTTCTAGGAATTGAATGTGAATCACATTTAGTTACGTTGTTACGTAGTTCAACAGTAGTAGAATCAGAAAATTGTAAAAAGATAGAAGTATTTGATTATGCAAAATTCTTGGTTAACCCAGACAATTTAATAGTTGTCCAATCTAATTCAGCTCAAAGAAAAAGATTAGAATTTACATATGATGTGCTTCATGAATTACAATTTCAAATAGCAAATCAAATTACAACGATACCGCAACCAATGGTTCAATACATTAAGGAAACAATGGTAGAATTACAAAAAGTCAGAAAAGCAGTTAGTAAGTCAGCGAAAGGACAAACCACAAGATTTGTTCCATTTTGGACAAATTTAATTGGTGAGTCACATACAGGAAAATCTAGTTTGACTAGTATTATAACGCAAGTTTTAATTACTATGTTACGTAAAACTGAAGAACAACTCGGTCTAGATTTTGAAATACCTAGTGAAGATAATGTAGAATATCATGTAAATTTCTGTGATAAATATGAAACCAATTACACTGGTCAATATATTGCAGTTATTGATGATTTCGCACAAGACGCATCAGGTACTTTAGAAACTAACTCAGCTTTAAAAATGATTAATTGGATTTCTAACATTCCGTATTCAACCAATCAAGCGCAACTTGATAACAAAGGTATTCCTTTCGTTAGTAAGATAATAATGTCTACCTCTAATGATATGAGTTTAGCAAATCGAAAAGAAATCATTAGTAGAGATGCATTATTGAACAGAATGCAGTTGTGTTTCAACTTTACAAAAGATAAAACACAACCTAAACATAAATGGTTACCAACGAACGTAAGAATTGATTTACATGATTTCAAGAATAACAAAGCTATAATCCGTGGAATAACACCAGAAAGAATGATACAAATTATTTATGAAAGATATGTAGCTTGGTTTAAGAAAGAAAGAATGATGGAAGATCTTCGAAAAGTG